TGTACTTTTTGGAGGAACAGCAGAAAGCAATACCGCAGTTGGTGGACAGTCAAATAACTATTTTGTAGAAGCTTATGATTTTAGTACCACTCAAGGATACCGTCCAAAACCCGGAATTGAAACTCTAGATTTTAAATATAAGAATAACGGAGCACTGGCAAGCTGTGATATAACTATTAAATGCTTTACCTTTGAGCAATTTAATACTATTGAAAAACTATACCTTAGACCTGGTTATAGTATTTTAGTAGAATGGGGTCATACTAAGTATGTTACTAATCAAAATCAACCTAAAGCCCTACAAGTAGGTAATGTTGACGGAGCGTTAACTACTTTTCTAAATGGAAATAAGAACCAAGGTGTACTTATTAACAAAATAAAGAAGCAGAAAGAATCAACAGACTTTAACTACGACGGATTTTTTGGAAAGATTGTTAATTTTCAATGGACCTTTAACGCAGATCTATCCTACAGTGTTACCATCAAGACTATTACCCACGGTGATATAATAGAAAATCTTAAAATTAATACAGCAACTGTAGAATCTTTAGAACAATCTAAAAAAGAAAGAGAGGAAAGAAAGGCAAAAATTAAAAACGATGCTGAATCAGATGAAGATAGCAGTATTCTTGATAGTATTGGATCCGGTTTAAGTTTTGTAGGTGAACAGATTGCCTCTTTCTTCACAAGCTTTATCTCAGGAGCGAGAGATCTTTTAGGAGATATTAATGATGTAATTGATGATCAGACCTTCCTAAATAAACTTTTAGCTAATAGAAGTAAATCACAGATTCATAAAATACTATTTAGCTTAGCAACTAATTTTCCAAGCCCTACTCTGTCAGGAATTGGAGAATTAAACGTAGAAACACTACCAAATACAACAGGAGTTTCTGCTAAGTCAAATGCAGCATCTAAAGGAAGTGTTGTACAAGTACAGGAATCAGAATGTATAAGAGTAGGTTTTGATGTAAGCTCAGCAGACGACCAAGATTTAGGTAACTACCAATACTACTTAACCTTTGGTGCACTACTTAAGATCATTGAACAAACAATTTTCCAAGATGAAGCAGGTCTTCCACTAGTAAGTATAGACTGTGGATACGGTAATACAGCAATGATAACCTTCCCCGGTCAAATCTCAGCAGATCCTTTAACATGTCTAATTCCGTTTGTAGCCTATCCAAAAGTTCAAGGTGAGAATTTAACCTATTCCGGTTTTAATTATGCAGTTTTAAATAAGAAAGGTATTAAAAGAGAGTTTCTACTTGATGATACCGGAGCTGTAGGAGACCTGATGAAAGTTATGCTTAACTTCAATTTTATTATGAGGGTTTTTGATGACAATACCGATGAAGAAGGAGATTTATCTTTAATAGATTTTGTTCAAAAAATCTTAGATGGAATTACTTTAGCAGTAGGAGGGATTAATAAATTTCAAACTAGAGTAATTCATGAGGGTATAAAAGATAATGATAAGGAGTCTAGACCTTATTTAAGTATTTACGATGAAGGAGCTCATATACAAGTAGTACAGGAGAATAAAACTACATTAAAACCGTACGGAGTAACAGGTAAAAAAGGAACCACTTTCCTTGACATATCATTTAGTTCAGAACTAAGTAATGAATTTGCCTCTCAAATATCCATAGGAGCCCAAGCCAGTGGAAATCAACCAGGAGAAAATGCAACAGCATTTTCAGAATTTAATAAGGGTCTAGTGGATAGAATGATAGCTAAAAAACAGAAACCTGGAACTGCTGAAGATGCTGCAGGAGAAGCTGACCCGTTCGTAGCCTTTGACACAACTTTAATAGAACTTCAGGAAAGTACAAACGAATTTTATAAATTTGGAGAATTAGATAAAGATATAATTAAAACAGCAGTTTCTTCTAACAGTACTTATGCTAAATTCTGTATAGGAAATCTTGCAACAACAGAAACGATACCAGCTCCGTTCTTTATACCTTTCAATTTACAAATCAAAATGAAGGGAATTTCCGGTATTAAAATTTTTGATAAGATATACCTTGAAGATACCATACTACCTAAATCTTATAGAGGGAAGGTTGCATTTATTTTAAAAGGAGTAAGCCACAGCGTCTCTGGAAATCAATGGACAACTAGTTTAGAAACACTAACTGTACCAGTTTTAGAAACTAAAAATAAGATTTCTTCATCTCCTGGTGAAGCTGAAGAACCTGATAATACAAGACGTGAAGCAAAAAAAGCTAAATTAGACAAAGCTAAAGCGGATATGAAAGCTGCAGAAGATGCTCGTAATAGAGAACAAGATGTAGCTGGAACAGGAGGAACTGTAGCAACAGGAACAGGAAAAACATTAGTTAAAAATCTTCCATACAACGGAAAATTCTTTAGTACAACATCAAAAAAATCTCAAATAACACTACACTACACTGTTTACCCTAAAACAGTACCATTAAGCAGAGTAGTTGAAGATTTCAGCGGTAGAACTTCTGGAGTATCAACACATTTTATTTTAGATAAAGATGGATCGTATGACCAGCTATACCCGTATGATAAGTGGGGTTACCATTTAGGAGTTAATACAAAAGCAGGAAAAGATATAGATAAATCTGTGAATCCGAAAATAACTAGAAAGCAGTATAAAAGAAGAGATATGATTAATGTAGGTATTGAGATTAATAATGTCGGAATGTTAACAAAAGGTAGAAATAATACCTACCGAGATACTATTAAGACTTCGATAATCTACAAAGAAGATGAAGTTTCCAAATCTGTTGATAAGAACGGAAATCCGGCAAAATGGAAAGGTTTCCTATACTGGGAAAAGTTTCCTGAAGCTCAGATTAGATCTTTAGAGAGCTTAATTTACGGTATAATTGGAAACAATCCAGATATTTCACCTAAAGGTAAACCTTGGAAATTCGTCTATGAAGATTGCTTCCCAGGTTATGGAAAAACAAGCGGAAAAGCTCTTAAAGGAGAACCAGGAATTTATACTCACAACTCTTTTAGGTTTGATAAATTTGATGTACCGCCGGTACCGGAAATTATCGATATGTTAAAGAGGATTGAGAAGAGCTTAAATGAACGAGAAAAAGCATCCCAGCCAGCAAAAAACTGCCCAAACGTAGTAGCCGGGTATAACACACTTTTAAAAAATCTAAGAGAAGTATCAGCAACCGTTGGATACCACTGGGATAAAAAATCATGGGTAAATAACGATAAAAAGAAGGATTTTGAAACAACAGTTCAAAGAAGTAGAAATGCTTGGGGTTCAATGAAAAACCGTTTTTCTAAACTTAATGAAGCAAAAGATGCTAATTCTATAAACCTGGCTAAGCAATATGAAAATGATATTAAAACCAAGTGGAAAGGAGATGCTTACGCATGGGCAATCTATTACTATGTAACTTTTTACTATAAGTCACCAAACACAATTGACGATACTTATGAAGATCGTCTAGAGGCCAGATTTAGTAGAGTTACAAACAAGTCTAAATTTGGGATTTACACCCGATTTTCAGTTGATCTTTAAGACATATGCCGTATATACCTTTAAATAGAATTCAAACAGACTTATTCACAGCCGGAGGAGAGTATGTATATCTAGCATCTGGAATTGAATATACCGGGGCCTACTACAGCTTATATAACGGACAAACATTCTCCGGAGCAACCCCTAATGCTCCATTCTCAGAAGAAATCGTACCAATATTCACACTTACATCAACACAGGACGAAACTCCCTTTGAGGGACGGGCTGTTTACATACCTTTAGAAACAGAAGATCCTGATATACAAGTTCCTTATAGAGATACATTGTACGATGCTAAAATGCTAGATCAATATATCAAACTCCAAGGACAACGTCCAGATCAGGTAGGAGATGCAGCAAGAATATTAGCTCAAGACAGTAAACCTACAGAACAGGATTATCAAAAAGGTCAATTTTTTAGGTTTTTTGTTAAAAAGAGAAACGAACCTCTCTACATAGAGATCAATAGAAAAATCTTTAGCTCAATAAAAAATCAGGATACTAAAGTATATAGTAAATACTATCTACCCTTCAGACTACTTTGGACTCTCACCGGTCCTAAAGGTGATGTAATTGAAGCAAACAGAACTATAACTACAAAAGCTGAACAATTCTTACAACTAACTTTCTTATCAGATTACTTAGAACAAGACTGGCTTAAATTCTATAAAGAAAGTTGATCTTTTCTAAAACCTTACCTATCTTAAGGTAAAGGTTATGTTTTGGCTAATTGAAACCCAAGAGCAGTTTGAAGAGTTTAAATATTGTATCGGCAGAGAGATCTTTGCCGTACCGGTAGAAAGACATCCGGAGATTCATCCGGGTATCTATTCCCCGTTAGGGCTTTATATTAGAAATCTAGATCAGAATCAGGATAGGGGTTACTTTATTAACTTTTATCATCCGGAAGCTCTAAAGTTTGACCCTTCACAGGTTAAAGATCTGCTATCCAGTCTAGAGAAAATTTATACCCCGGATAAGAAAGCATTTAACTATTTTTACTTTGGTCAGAATGTCCTTGATGTAGGAATTGGAAACCAAATAGAAGTTAAGAAAAACCAAACCCATCAGTACTTCTCCCAGAAATTCTATTCAGATGAGAATCTAAATTCTATCATCCCGATAGTAAAGCATTTTGAGCAGTGTGAAGAGCTATTCAGTCAGTATAAACCTATTATAGAGAAATATGAATATAGTCAATATAAGCAGGATATCTCAGATGTCTTCTGGTTTATAGAACGTAACGGTCTAAAAGTGAATAGTGCTTTTGAAAGATACTTTGAACTTGAGAGACCCTTTCTAAACCGGTATAATGAATGGGTATTCAGCCAGTATAATTTAAATACCTTAACCGGCAGACCTTCAAATGCCTTTAATACTATCAACTTTGCAGCCTTGAATAAAGAAAACGGCTGTAGATCGGTATTCATTCCTAGAAATGATTTCTTACTTGAGATTGATTTAACGGCCTATCATCCGACTTTGATTTCACAGCTGGTCGGATATGAATCTAAGACCGGGGATATCTATGAGGATTTTGCCGAGCAGTTTGAGATGGAACGATCAGAGGCTAAGAATCTAGTCTTTAGACAGCTTTATGGTAATATCTATGATCAATACAAAGATTTTGAATTCTTCAAGTTAACTAAAGAGTTTATTGCCGATGTCTGGAAGGATTTTATGGCCGATGGAGAATTTGAAGGATTTATGTCCGGACAGGTCTTCAAAGCAAAAGATCTAGAGAATATGAATCCTCAGAAACTATTTAATTATCTGATTCAAAATCTAGAAACTGCAAATAACGTTGAACTTCTGAAAGATATACTTTATATTATTAATAATACCAAGACAGAATTAATTCTTTATACGTATGATGCATTCTTGTTTGATTTCTCAAAAGAGGATAAAGAAACGTTAAAGAGTATATTAGCAATATTTGAGGAGAAAAAATTAAGAGTAAAATTAACCTATGGAACAGACTATGATTCAGCCCGGCCTTTGTGATATTTATGATATAGACAGCATAAACGCCGAGGACGTGAATAATAAACTTTTTTGTACTTTTGTGGAGGAGAAAGGTATCGATGATTTCATCTTTGCAATATCTCAAGAATACACTATACTATATAATAAGATCTTTGTTTTAGAAATTAAAAACAGCGGGGAGTATGTTTGCACTTATAATGTAGACAGACCATCAGTAAATGCAATTCCGGAAGACACTATACTAGTTCATAGAAAAAAAGAAACTAATACCCTTTATACTATCAATGCCTTAAATGAACTTATCAAAGAGTTGAACGGAGGTATAGTAGATACAAAGTTTAGAATTAACTGGCAGCATTATAGAAATACTATTCTACTCACCCAGCAAGGAGATCTCAAACTTCTTAAAACAAAAATACATAAAATAGTTGATCTTTAGAAATAAAGTCACTATCTTTAGTTATAAATAAAAAGTTATATGGATTTAAACGCTATTAAAAAGAAGCTGGATAACCTCCAGCAGCAGAATCAGCGACCTTCCGGCGGAGGTCGAAAAATGGTCTTCTGGCGTCCGTCAGTAGGCAAGCAAGTAATCAGGGTAGTACCTTCTCAATTCGATAAGGCTAATCCTTTCTCAGAAATTTACTTCCATTACGGAATCGGAGATCGTCCTATCATCTCTCCAACTAACTGGGGTGAAAAAGATCCGATTGTAGAATTCGGCAAGCAGCTACGTTCTACCGGTGATAAGGACAATTATCGTCTGGCCCGTAAGTTGGATCCTAAGATGAGGGTATTCGTACCTGTAGTCGTTAGAGGTGAAGAAGAAGAGGGAGTTAAGCTTTGGGGCTTTGGTAAGGAGATCTACATGGAGATGCTTTCAATGGCTGAAGATGAGGATATCGGAGACTTTACCGATATTATGACCGGTCGTGATTTTACTTTGACTACAGTAGGTCCGGAAGTTACAGGAAACAACTTCAATAAGACTACTATCAGAGCTAAGACTGCCCAGACTCCTTTATCAGAAGATAAGGCAGTATTGGAGAAGCTTTTAAACGAGCAGCCTGAGCCTTTGAAGTCTTTCGATCGTATGGAGTTTGATGACATGAAGGCAGTATTGCAGAAGTGGCTTGCCCCTGAAGAGGAGGAAGGCGCTATCTCATCCGAGCCTGCATCTAACTTTGACAGTGACGCTCCTAAGACCCAGGAAAAAACTCCTTGGGAGAAGCCAGCCGAAAAATTCTCTTTAGAATCTCAAGGTAAGAAAACCGAGACTAAAGCAGACAAGTTCGATTCATTATTTAAAGACGACGATTTACCATTTTAAGTAGAGTATGGCCAAGCAAAGAAAATCGCTAACGGAAGCCGTCTCTGCCGAACTCAAGAAGGGATTCGACCTGGAGAAGTTTAAGCAGAATAAAATGCTTAAAACGAACGTCAAGTTCAAACCACAGCAGTGGATCCCTTTATCTAACGCATTCCAGACTATAACTTCAATACCTGGAATCCCGATGGGCCATATAGTAATGCTGAGAGGTCATTCTGATACCGGAAAGACTACAGCATTGCTTGAGGCTGCGGTAGCGGCCCAGAAAGCTGGTATACTCCCGGTCTTTATAACCACTGAGATGAAGTGGAACTGGGAGCATGCCATGCAGATGGGACTTAAGGTAGAACAGACTATAGACGAGGAAACCGGTGAAGTTTTAGATTATGGTGGATTCTTTATCTATGTTGATAGAGAGTCTTTAAATACCATCGAAGACGTGGCCGGGTTTATTCTTGACCTAATGGATGAGCAGAAGAAAGGCAACCTACCTTATGATCTTTTATTCTTATGGGATTCAATTGGTTCAGTTCCTTGTGAGTTATCTGTTAAGTCAAACAAGAATAATAACGAATGGAATGCCGGTGCAATGTCCACCCAATTCGGTAACGGAGTAAATCAGAAGATTGTTATGTCCAGAAAAGAATCTTCACCTTATACCAACACCCTGGTAGTAGTGAATAAAGTATGGACTCAGAAACCTGAATCTCCGATGGGTCAACCTAAACTGATGAATAAGGGAGGATTTGCAATGTGGTATGATGCAACCTTTGTAGTAACGTTCGGTAATATTATGAATGCTGGAACTTCTAAGATCAAGGCGATCAAGGACGGAAAGCAGGTAGAATTTGCCAAGAGGACAAACCTACAGATTGATAAGAACCATATCAACGGAATTACCACCAGAGGTAAAATCATTATGACACCTCATGGATTTCTTCAGGACAACGATAAGGACCTTAAAAAGTATAAAGACGAAAATACTAAAGAATGGTCTAAGATACTAGGAGGAGGAGACTTTGATGTAGTAGAGGAAGTGTATGAGGATGTAACTCCTAATCATTACGAACAAGAGCCGGAATAAATCCACGTTTCTTTTTTATCAAGAGCCCTTGCTCCTTGCAGGGGCTTTTTTATTATATTGATCGATATTTATAACAAACACTTTACCGAGTAATGAAACAAGCAAAACTAGAATCTGTTCTTTCTGAAGTTTTAAGAGACTCCAAAAAAGCTACAAAAAAAGCTGCTAAAGGAACTGAAAAAATAGCAATGTCCCAATTGACATTAGAGAGAATTTTAGACTCAGGAGCTCTTTCACATGAAGAAACCTCTATTCTTAGAGAGTTTATTAACTATAGAGGTCACAGTGTAGTATTAAATGAGAATACTGTTAGAATGGTTGATAAAGAACTTTTAGAAGAAGGTTTTATGGACTGGATAAAAGAGAAAGGTCAAGCAGTTGTTAACGTATTTAAAAAAGGCTGGGCAGCTGTTAAAAATATTTGGAAAAATTTTAAAGAATTTGTCGGTAAAGCAGTCGCAAAAATTAAAGAACAATTTCAGAAAATCTGGGCCTGGGTTCAAGAAAAAGCTTCCGCTTTAATAGGTTGGGTTAAAGATATACCAAAAGCTTTAGCTAAAATTGGACCAAAATTTTCAGACGAGGTAAAAACTGGTATCGGCACCGATATACAAAATCTTAAAGCATGTACTGGACATCTAAAATCATTTGTTATGGATATGGTTAGTGGTAAATCCTGGGCATCAAAAGTACAGTCCGGGGATGCACCTGATAACGTTATGAAAGAAGATATTTTTAGAGACAGAGAGGTGATTCTAGCTTTAAAGGAAGGTATTATACTTGAAGCCGGAGATGGTGCTATACACCCCGAAGACTTAATTGCAAAAGGTGGAGAAGCAATCGGAGGAGAAAAAGGTAAATCAGTAGGAAAAATTATCGCCAAGATAGCACATTACATTATTGAGATAATGCTGTGGATCTTTAACTGGCCAATGAAAGTCATGCAGGAAATAATTAAGCATAAAGCGGGAAAGATATTCGAAGGAGTATCACAGGCTTCCAAAGCGGTAGGAGGACCTGGGCCTTTCGTTTTTGCTGCACTAACGTTGGTTATGGCTGAATCTGCAGAAGTATTAGGTCATGGTATGGAGGCAGTAAAGGAAGGGGTACACAATGGAATTAAGTTTACTTCTAGTCTTATCAACACAGCCTTAACACCGATATTTGGCCCTGCTGCTCAAGTACTTGCTACTATTGCCCATGTTGTAATGGTTTTTGGATTCTATTATGCAATTGCTACTATTGTTTTAAATGTAGGTAAATTAATCATAACTAATGTTAAAGCATCTATTAACGCAACGGGAGGGGGAGATTTTGCCAAAGATAAAGCAATGATGAAAGAGAATAAAGAATTTCTACGAATGCAAAAACTAGCAGGTCTAGGGTAAAAAGAATATATTTATAACAAAGACTTTAAAATAAAAAAATGGATAATTTTGATTTAAAAAAGTATTTAGTAGAAAACAAAGCAACTACTAATTCTAGAATGCTTTCTGAAGCAGAAGAAGTGTCACCAGAACAAGCTGCAAAAACAGCTATGAAATATGCGCCTAAGTTAGAAAAATCACCTGAGATGGATAAATTAGCGGATAAAATTGCAAATGATCCTAAAATGATGCAGCAGTTAGAGAAAGCTTTATTGGATGCTGGTATTCCAATGAATGAGAATCAAGACGTTAGCGATTTAAACTTAGATCAGGCAGATTTACAAAAACTAACTTTAAATTTAGCTAAAAAAGCAGAAAAGGTTAGTGAAGGTATGTCTAGTGATCCTGATCAAGACGATACTTCAGCGGGATTAGGAATGTTAGCATTCGCAGCCGGCGGAACAATAGCAGCCAATTTCTCCGCAGCAATTGCCGCAGCTATACCCGCTCTAGGAACTGCATTTGCAGCTCCTGCAATAGCCGGAGCACTTGCCGGAGTTGCTCTCTTTTTACTAGCTCGAAAAGTATATTTAAACGTAACCGGCAAGTAAGAAAACTAAAATAAAATAAAGACTTAAGAGCCCTTGCCTTGCAGGGGCTTTTTTATTATCTTTAGACTATATTTATAACAAAGACTTTAAAGTAAAAAATGGATAACTTTGATTTAAAAAAGTATCTTGTTGAGAACAAGGTTACTAGAAACTCTAGAATGTTAACTGAGAACGAAAACTTTTCAGTAGAACTTTTAGTTCCTACAATTTATTTTAATGTAGAAACAGGAGAATTAGCAAAAAGTGAATATGATTTTGGCGCTGAAAGTGAACTTGAAGATATGGATATCACCAGCTACAGTGACGGTGAAGAATTAATCGAATGGGTTTTTGATAATAATTATGATACAGCAAAATCCTTTGAAAGAGAGTATCCCGGACTGTTCAAAGTAGTAAAAGCACCTGATTCAGTTTCGATGAGGGTATTCTTAGAAAAACTTAATATCAATCCAGAAGATCCTTTGTTTGCTTCAGCAATTGAAGCAGGAAATATTGAAGAAGTAATTACCTTATTAATTGATACTGCTGGAAATGGAGATACAGAAAATCCTTTTGATGGTGTATACACACAAAGTGATTTCTCAGAAGCTGCTAGAGCTGCTCAATTTTCCGAAGAGATGATTGATGAACTATTAAGTATGACTCCAATCCGAACTTTAGAAAAAGGATAACATTTTTAAAAACTAATAAAATAAAGAAAATAAAGACTTAAGAGCCCTTGCCTTGCAGGGGCTTTTTTATTATCTTTATATTCATGAGAAAAGACTTTCAAGACCTTCTAAACAATATCAGTAAAGAAGATACTCCCCAGAGTCAGGAGTCTAAAAATGACCGCATTCTTATTGTTGATGCACTTAACCTATTCTTCAGGAACTTTGCAACCATTAATATGGTCAATCCTGATGGTGCACATATAGGAGGACTTGGTGGCTTCCTTAGATCTCTAGGGTCTCTCATAAGAACTATTCAACCAACGGGGGTATATGTAATCTTTGACGGGATTGGTTCTTCCACTAATAGAAAAAACCTAATGCCGGAATATAAGTCCAATCGAGGACTGACCCGGATAACAAACTGGGATACGTTTGAAGACCTAGAAGAAGAGGATGATGCTAAAGTCTCTCAAATAACCAGAGTAATTCAGTACTTGAAATGCCTGCCTGTTAAAATGGGAATGATTGATAAGGCAGAAGCTGATGATATGATTGCCTATCTTTCAAGAAGACTTCCGGAAGAATATGGATCTTCGGTTGTGATTGTATCCTCAGATAAGGATTATATTCAGCTGGTAAATAAAAAGGTGACTTTGTACCGTCCGGTTAATAAAGTCTTTTTTGATGCTGAGAAAGTACAGGATGAATTTGGTATTCCAGTTGAGAACTTTATTATCTATAAGACTCTATTAGGAGACCAATCAGACCAAGTAGCCGGAGTTAAGGGATTAGGTCCTAAAACCCTGCTTAAAAGATTCCCTGAACTTGCTTCACAGAAAGTAACTATGGAGGATATCTTTAAATGGTCCGAAGAACGATTAACCGAGAATAAAATTTATCCAAGGATCCTGCAGAAGGAAATGGATCTAAGAAATAATTACCGTTTGATGGATTTAGGAAATCCTATTTTAGATGATCGCCAGAAAGAATACATAGAAGGAATAATTTCTTCAGAATATAATGGCTTTCATCCAGATCATTTCTTATCTTTATATGAGACAGATCAACTAGGCCATTTAATCAGAAATGTAGAATGGTGGTTGAAAGACGTTTTTGAAAAATTAAATAGTTACAAATAATATATGGTTCTAAAAACTTTATCCGATTACGGGCCAGCCTTTCAGAGTAAGATTCTGGGCGCCCTACTTACCAGGAAAGAATTCCTGCAAAACATTAACGATATACTAGCAGATGAGCATTTTAATAACCCGGCTCATAAATGGATCATAAATGAGATTCTAAGGTACTGGGATAAATACCATACCGTTATCTCGATGGATACTCTAAAAGTTGAAGTTAAGAAGATTGATAACGACGTTCTTAAAACTTCCATTGTTGAACAGTTAAAAGAAGCCTACAGACATTCCGATGATGAACTTCAATACGTTGAAGAAGAATTTACTGATTTCTGTAATAACCAGCATCTTAAAACTGC